TATGTCTGTTAGAAGTTGGGGCTGTTACGTCTGAACCAAACGCTAAGTCGTTTAGATTTTGACCTGAGTTCATTGACGGTCTTAAACCACCATTGTTTTTCAAGTTATATCCAATACCACTTAAAGTAAGGAACGCTAATTGGTCCATTCTGTCTGCCATTGCGTATGCAAGTGCATCTCTTGAATGTTCCCTAAAGTTTACAACTGATTTTTGGTCAGCTAGCCTTCCAGCTAATCTGTTCGCAAATCTCAATTGGTCGAGTCCCACGACTATGTCGTAAGCTCTTAGTGCCTCTTCATTTCCTTCGAGAGTGTTGTCACCAACAATACCATCACCAGTCATGTCAGCTAAAAGTGTTAATACAGCTCTAGCTCCCTTTTCTGATTGGGTAAGCTCAGATATTCTCTGAACCATAGCGTTAGATCCGCTACCCGCGAATTGGTTAATGAAGGACATATTTCTAGCTACACGCCAGAAATCTCTAGACCAGATGGTTAACTGCTCACTGGTCAACGCAGCAAAGTTAGTATTTGCCATGATATGTCTCCTATCATTAATTTATTAACCAGTCGACTTTTGGAGCGACTTTTATCCGTATACCCACTGTCGTAGGGGAAACGCTCTCGTTAGTTACGGAGTACGACTCCGGTTAGTTTTACGCACTAACAGGCGAAAACGTTTTTTACGGACACGACCCCGGTAAGATATCGCTCTTACGTGCGAACTTATTTAATTTATACCACAGTTTATCCGAAATCACCACGCATTCTGCGTAAAGTTTCATCCGGCAGAGCTTCAAACTCATCTGAGGATAATAAACTTATATCAACTTTCTTCTCAACTTTTTGTTTTCCAGGCTTCATGGTTGGAGGTTGAGATTCAGCTGCTTCTAATTTTTTATTAGTATTAGCTACTTGTTTTTGTTGAACTACTTTAGTCTGTACAGGATCTACTTTTGGCGCTGCAGGTGTATCATAAGGAGTCATTACATACTTTGCAGCTTTATCTAGCGCATCTGCTCCAGTGTAACCTTGAACCACAAAAGCATCTCTTAAATCTAACACTTCTTGAGTTATTTCTTTATTAAAATCTGCATGAGTTTCATCTAAAACGCTATACTTTGTAGCCAACTCTGCAGCTTTATTTTGTAAAGCAACAAGTTCTGTGCTTTGCTGTACAGATTGTCCCATTTTGTTTTGCACTTCAAACATCATTTGTTGACGCTCTGCATTTCTTATTTCAGCTCGTAAAGCTGCTGCTTTTTCAGTATCGCCATTCAACACATGTTGTTGATACTCTACTTCTTTAGCTTCAAATTCATACTCAGGAGCCTTTTCAATTGTTTCTACTGGGTTAGTAGCTTCTTCTAATTTCTTTTGTAAAGCTCTTTGTTTTGCTAGGACTTCATCAAACCTAGATTTAGGAATCATTGGTTCTTTTGGCTCATCAACTCCTTGCGGTACTGTTCCTTCAGGTTGTTGTGTAGCTTCGTCATCGTCTGCCAATACTGTTTCTTCTCCTGTATTTTCTGCGACTTCGTCTGCAGCTTCAACACTTTCCTCTTCTGCTTCCGCTTCAGGGACTTCAGGTGATTCTTCTTCAGCTTTAAGTTCTTCGACTTCTTCAATTTCTTCCTCCTTGGGAAATTCTACTTCGTCTTCATCAGGGGCTTCAAAGTTCATATCAACTTCAAATGGTTTTACATCTTCTTCGGTTTTTGCATCAGCACCAGGCATAGCATCAAACACTAGAGTGTCATCTGCAGGGGCTTCAGTTTTTTTATTTTTTGCCATATTATTTACCTCCTGTTGGTTTTACGGCAGCGGCAGCCATCTTAACTGCAGCTTGTACATCAGTCTGTTGTTTACGCATATCATTAGTTAAAGCAGATAAACGTTCACGTAAATCTAGCTCTTCACGTTTAGACTGTAGTTTACTTTGTAATTCAGCAACCTTCAACTGTGGTTCTGTTTCTGCTTGTTCTACTTTAGCAGCATTTAAAGCTGTTTCAGATTGTAGTTTAGTTACTTCAGCTTCTAGTTTTGCAATCTCAAGCTGCGTACTTCTGATCTGTGACTCCATCTGGAACTGTTGTAGTTGTGCTTCTTGTTCAGACATCGGCGCATTGCCTTCTAGTTTTCTTATTCTATCTGCTATATCTGCTTTACGCGCTAGATGTGAATACTCAACAATCATATCATTTGGTATTGGCACGCCCACATTTCTAAGTTCAATAGCCTCAGCAAACTGCATTTCATCAAAGTTGTCTCTAGCTGGAGCAGTACCAACTACTACATCATACTCCCCTAAGGTTAAGTTATTTATAATCTCACCTTCAGGGGTCATTTCATTGACTCTCAGTTTTTGTCTAGACTTATAAGGATCTTGTTCGTCTGTTACTTGAATAATTCTTTCTTCTGTATAATAAGACTGAACTAACTGTAGTATTTTTTCAGCTAGGTATTGTCTTGTTTTAGCTAAGTTATCCAATGGCACCTGTAAGAGTAAAGAACCTCTGTTTTGTTTTTGTGCAATAGCTACGCCTGAAACTTCTGGACTATCCATACCGAGCATAGCTTCGCTTATACCACTAATTTGTTTTATATTTTGCGCAGCTTTTTGTCCCAACCTGTCTAAACCTGTAGGTATCTGATTAGGTGGTATTTTGGCTGGAGGCGTAGAGCCACGATTAAACTCTAGTACAAGTCCAGTTTCTGCACCATGTTCTTCTAAATCATCTGCTGTCATACCGGAAAGAGAACCATTCTCTACGATCCAACCACTATTAGCTGTTGTATTTACTATATGTAACTCTTGAGAAGTTATTTTATTTAGCTGCTCTTGTGGGGAGAGTAAGTTTCGGACCATACCAAACGGGTTCCCTCTCCTAAAATATGGAAAATAAGGTACAAGAGTAAAATGTGCGTAAGGAGACCAATCATCAAATAGAACTACGGTATCCGCGGTCACGGTCCAGCGGACCTTTCGCATTTTTTTCTCGATAATCTCTAGACCAAAAGTATCTGCAAACTGTTCTCTCTTCTTTTTATTCCAGTTATATGGGACTTCTCTTTTATCTCCTGTTACAGGATCTACATAAAAAATGCAGTCTTTTAATCTGTAATATTGCCTTTCGATAACCCTAATAGACCTAAGCATTCGTGCGTTTTCTGGATCGCCTGGATACTGTTGTCCATAATTATACTCGTCAGTATCTCCGTATCTTTCTTCTTCAAACTCCATAGAGTCAGCACCTAAAGTAGTACCAGTTTCAGCCAACATACGTAACTGATCAGCTTGCTTTTGTCCGTAGACTTCTTCTATCTCATCAATGCTCATCCACTTGGTTTCAAATATTTCATTCCAAGTTCTCGGATCATAATGTTTTGCATCTGGGTCAATTAAAACATCTAAAGGGTCTTTAGCTTCTATTCGCACTTCTCCTTGTACATGATCTGAAAAATCTATACGAACATCAAACCAGCCTCTATCTTGAATAAGACCATCTGAAAATACCTGTTGTTCTACCCAGTCTAATTTGTTGTTATCTGCTATTTGCGCATAAACTTGTGTTAAAACATCTGCAATATCTTGATTGCCACCGCCCCTGGGTTTAAATTGTATATCTGCTTTTTTTGTACTTTGCTCTGCAAGCACTGCGTTAATAGTAGGCAATATAGTATTGATCGTTAAAGCTGGTCTGCCCTGGTCATCGAGTTGTTGCATATCAAACTCGTCCCATTGTTCTCCACGATAATACATGTCGCATTTTTTTGCTAAATCCATGTAATCTTCATGGCCATGATCACGGGCACGTGTGTAGGCATTCCACTGATTTTTTGCAAGCGTCAGCTGCTCGGCTTTTGTTAAATTCTTTTTTGGTTTTTTACTATATGCCATATTACGCACTCATTGCCGATTTCTTTTTCGGCCCTTTTGCCATTAATTCTAACCTATCTCTCCACGAAGGTACATGCTCGGGTGCTTCATAAAAAGATGCATACTCTGTCATCATCAAACCCACCCAGGCCAAAGCGTCAACTTGGTCATCATGCACGCCGTTAGGAAAACGCAAAAGTTCAGCCACAAGAGGCCCAGTCCAGACTGCATCTTCAGGGACAAAAACTCTACCCTGTTGCATCCTACCCTGAATAGCTCTAGCTCTTGCTTCTTTGTCACGTCTCCCTACTTTTAAATCTTTAAAATATGCAGAATGTAATCTACGTTCTGCTACACGTTTCTCCAAGAAAGGACCGATGGCCATTTCTATATGTCCACGTTCTATTCCTACTATACCAGGTCTCCACTGTTCGTAAAAATCTAATATTTTTTCTACTAACTCAAAACCATCATACTTGCCACGGATCATATCGACCACGAACATATTATCGTACTCGTCAATACCTACCATTATGCCAACAGAATAGTCGTTTCTGTCTCTTTGCCCAATAGCTAAGTCCCATGCGCAATAATAACGCATCTTATCATAGTCTATATCAGCTGGGTCATAATACTGAATCATATCTCTAGTAAAATAATCACCTTCATCTGATACTGGGTTTTGTTGATACAAAGCAGTCCAGTCTCTAGGGCCTATAGCTTTTTGTATTTTTTCTAAAGATTCTACATTATATCGTTCAGGATGCAGCGGCTCGCCTGTTGCACGAAACTCTTCATCTTCTTCTGCAATTGCTGGATATTTAACTACTTCCCAATCATCCGCACCATTTTCACTAGCGGTCAACAACCGTCCGGCTAGATCATCATCGTGCCATCTTGTTAAAATAACCAAAATACCCCCACCTGGCGCAAGACGGGTATAAGCAGTAGAAGTGTACCAATCCCAGGTCGCTTCTCTATTGTTTTCTGATTCTGCATCTTCTCTGTTTTTTACCGGGTCATCGATTAATAATATGTGCGCACCTTTACCTGTGATACCACCACCGACACCAGCTGCTACATAACCACCGCCCTCGGTTGTTTGCCAGGACTCTACAGACTGTGAATCTTTGTCTAATTTAGTAGATTCAAAAACTTTTTTATAGTTTGGCTCTCTGAGCACCTGTCTAACTTTTCTAGAAAAACTCATAGCTAATGAACCTGAGTATGAACAGCTGATAAACTCATGTCCAGGGTTACGCCCGAGGTGCCAAGCAGGAAAGGCAATACTTGCAAGGGTAGATTTACCATGACGAGGGGGCATAAACAGCATAAGTCTTGGGGATTTCTTATCTGACACGTCTTGACTAAATTTTTCTAGCCTATTGCATATATCTTTGTGCACCCAACCCGCTTGGTAGTCTGGATTAAACTTTTCAACGAAGGGCAACATGCGTTTTCTGGATAAAATACGCTTTGCCAGCTCTTGTTCTGCACGAATTTGGGCATTTTGTTCTTTTTTTGATACTTTTTCTTGTTTTTGGGGTTGAGGAAGCTGTTCTGCCTCATCTGCGGCGCAATATACGCACAAACCTTTAGGTAAAACTAGGTTATCTGCTAATAATTTCTTGCACTTATAGCATTCTATCTTAATTTGATCTGTCACTAGTTAGCATTTCCATCTTCTTCTAGCTTGTCTAATTCTAGAATTAGGGTTATTCCTTGTTTTTGCCGAACTTCTCTTTAATTGACCTAAAGATCTTGCGCAATATGACTTTCTTCGCTTCGCAGCCTTAGAACCTTTCTTAACTTTACCAGTAACAGCAGTCTTTAACTTTGAACCGGGGTTCGCGCGCCTGTATGCAGCCACGCCTTTTTTGGTCATACCGGCACCAGATTTGGTTTTTCGGTAATTACCGCCTTTTCCTGTTGTTCTTCTTATTGGTTTTTCTTTTTTTCTTGGCATAAGTTCTCACATTTGTTGGCTTTCCACCCACTCCTTGCGCTTTAGCTCGTTTTCTTTTTACTGCGCTCCTTTTTTGAGCTGCAGTCATACTAGCAGCTTTAGACTTTGGTACGCATTTTGGGTAGCCTTTACGTTTTGTCGACGCTTTCTTTCTACCGCAAGGTGCATGTCCGCCACCTTTCTTTTTTCTACCTATATCAACCCACTCTTCTTTGAACCATTTTGTTAGTCCGCCTTTGGGTTTAGAAGTGGCCACTACCTATAGCCTCCACCCCTTGCTTTATAAGTTTTTGTTAACCAGCCAGAGGCGTATGCAGATGGCCAAACTTTATATTTTCTTTTAGCTTCTGCTTTTACTCTAGCGTACAGAGCCGGGTTAGTTGGCTTTGCACCTTTCTTTTTAGTAGCTTTTCTTTTTGCCGCCACGATAACTCTTCTTGGTTGTACCTTTAGATTTCTTTTTACCAGACATTTTCATTTTTTTGCCGGGCTTCTCGTTTATATAACAATGCATTACTTCTTCTCCTTTTTTTGTTTCAGCTTAGGTTTCTTTTTAAATATCTCACGAAATGCTACGCCTACTGGTTTTTTGCTTAAGGGTGTATTTTTGTACCCGCCCGCTGCTTCTTTTTTTAGAATTTCTGCTTTGTTCTTTTTAGCAATTGCTTTTGATCTTTTCATGGACCCCGCAACTGTTTGTTGTCTTAATGGAGCATAACCAGTAACTTTTATACCATTCTCTACTTTTGTAGTTTTCTTTTTACTGTGTGTACCCATATTATTTACCTCTCTTTTTTAATTTTTGCGATTCTTTTATCCATTTCCTGGACAGCCAGTTTTCTTTTAGCAGTTGCAGCTTTAGCGCCCAAAACTTTCATTCTTCTTTGTTCAGCTGGCGTTAGTTTTCTTTTGCCTTGCAACTTTGCAGCCCTTGCTGCGGCAGCCAGCCCCGGTTGTGGTTTTTTCATAGCACTTAACCCTTTGCTTTTGCTTTTGCCATAACTTTTGCCCAACTGGCTTACTTTACGTTTTTTCTTTCTGGCTCTAGCAGCCATTTCATATTTACTAGTCATTAGTACCTCCTTGGGGTTCTAGATATTTTGTATCTACTCCAGCCAACTTTAACAACTCGGAATCAGACATTCGTTCTAGCTGCTGAATTTTATCTACATTAATATTAACTTGGGTTGCTTGCTCTGGGGCAAATAGACCGTGGAGCTTGCACAACGAATCGACGACATTTTTTTCTTCAGTCGCGGTTGCTGATTTACGATGCGCTTCTAAATATAATTGGGTCGCGGTATTTCTATCGAACTTAACTTCTTCGCGCATCTCTTCTCTTAGATACTCGATGGCTTGCATAATCTTTGGTCGCTTAAAAGCTTCGTACACGGAATCTTGGTTCTTGTACCCCGCTGCACGGCCCGCTGCTGCTTTGCTCATGCCACGTAAAAAATACAAAATTAATCTTTCTTCTTGGACCGAAAGCTCGGATAGCTTTACACCTGCGTACGGAAAATGTGATTGGAGTTCCAATCTATCTTGTTCGGTGACCGTGGTCGATTGATCTGCAACTAAGCTCATACTCGTAAGCATAGCTTATTTGTGGATAACTTGTAAATTTTTTGTGGAAAAATTTTTTTTGAAAAAAATGAAATATATCGCTGAGACATCTTCTCCTTCTATCACCAGACACCCGTCCCCGACCCTTTTCACTTTGTCGATTGACTTTTGTCATTTCAACTTTTGGAACCTTGTTTTGGTTTTTTGTCAGCGCCCGTGTACCACGGTCACTGTTATTTACTTATGTATATTCGTTAATACAATTAATTATAGGAGGTTATTATGAATATTATGTACGCAATTGGTAACGTTACAGGTAAGGCTTGTAAACTAGTATGGAATGCAACTACAACAACAACTGGTTCAACAGTTAGAGGTTTCAAAGATGCATTCGCTAAGCCAGAGATTATTACTCCAGCACCTGACCTAGAACCTGTGACCAACGTCAACCCACAACCTAAAACACCTGTTCAAGGTGAGTTTGAGTTTAAAAATGTTTAGGCTATGGCATCACATCTACATGAGAGAGAACCCTGTCAAGGGTTTTCTCTTATCTCTTCTTCTCTACCCTGTGACATTTGTTCTTGGTCTTATCTTATTCCCTATCGTCCTTATCTGGGCTATCTACTTTCATCTTAGATATCGAAACTCTATAGGGGGCTAACCACCCCCTTCCTACTATCATCCAACTACTATCATCAAGGTGCGCGAGCAAATGCGAGCGCATGCATGCTTCATGCAAACTTGGTTCCTTCGGTTCCACGGAAATATGCCGATGTGGAACCATGTCGTGGAACCACGACAAAGGCGCATGCCAATGCGGTCTCGCGACGGACCAACATGCTGTTGGTTCCGTTGTTCCACGTGGAACAAAACCTAGTTTTGTAACGGACCACGGACAACGGTTAATGAATAAAGATTAACTTAACCTAAAACAAGTGGAACCAGTGGAACCAAACCTTTAACCACGCATCGTTATCAGGTTTTTCGTGTTCCACGACTCGTGGAACCAAGTGGAACCAGTGGAACCACAGGTAGCCCATTCTGCGCTACCTGATATTCACTTGATTATATTAATTAGTTAGGAGAAACAAATGAACTTCGAAACAATTTACAGCAACAACAAAGGAGCAGAGCTCCGAAAAGCAACTCAGACTCTTACACCTGAGTTTGCTTCTCCTCTTCTTGCAGAGCTTCAAGAGCTTAACTTTACACAAGAATTTGGCAGAGGCACAGCTTGGCTTGGCGAACACGGACTAAACTATATTTACTCCGGTCGTTCGCACATAGCCACTGGCTACACACCAAAAGTTGAGCTTTTAACAAACTGGCTTAATAAGACAACAGGCGAAAGCTTTAACCACGTTCTTATTAACCAATATAAGCCAGGACAAAAGCTCAACAAACACAAAGACGACGAGAAAGAGCTCAAAGGCTCTATCGCATCTTTAAGCCTTGGAGCCCCAGCAGTGTTTGATTACACCGCCGACAAGATTACTCTCCACAACGGAGAGCTAATAATCGGCAACCGCGAGTTCTTTAACCAACTCGCGCACGGTGTATCAACACCGCTGGAAAACAGAACACGCTACAACATTACTTGGAGAACAATCTCCAAGTAGTAGCGCAACGCTTTCACCATTCTGGTGCAAGCGATATTTATATATGTGAGTTTGATACGGGTGTATCGAGCCACTTAACTTTACTTACCTAGGAGGTAAACATTATGTTGTATTCATTATACATTTTAAAAGCAGGCAAAGACGGTAAATCTAGAAGTAGAGAAATCGGAATTGCAACTACCAACAAAGATGGTAGCGAGACTCTACACTTTGACGTAGCTGTTCCATTGGACAGTGACGGCAACCAAGTGAAAGTCTTCAAAAGACTGATTGAGCCAAAAGCTCAGTCAGTTGAACAGCCAGCAACAGCAGTAGCTTAGTTGGCAACGAGTGAATCTGGGGGAATATACAGAACGTCCTTTGAGACTACCCAGCACTCACAACGTCACCCCGAGGACGTATTAAAGCTCGGGGGGGTTGTTACCGAAAGCACGTGCTCGGATGAGAAGCCGAGCCTTTCCATTTTATACAAGGAGGTTGATATGGAGGAAGTAAGTGTACCCTACGAGGTGCTACAACAAGCCGAAGCAAGCGAAACACAATCGCAAGCTAATTATGTAAATTCTGGTGAGTTTCTTAGGAGATTCATCAGACGTATTGAACTAAAGCCACAAGGAGGAAATTATGGCGAATCATTTTGACCCATCGGACCTAGGTCCAGAAATCGTAGACATGGCTAACGGTGAGACAGGCGAGCTCCTGCCTGACCAAAAGACACCAGAGTCTGCGTGGAAACCAGACACCAACGGTGACCCAGTTGGTAGTGAAGCCAGAGCAACACAGGACCCTGTGCATCTGCCTGACTTCTACTACAGAAAGTATTCTATTGATGGTGAAGGCAAGCCAATTGCTCAGCCATCAAGAGTAGAAGGTATCATGGATGTATTCAAGTCTAAAAAGAATACACCTATGGTATTCAACACTGAAGACAGCGCACTTCGTAAGAAAGAAGAAGATTATTATCTTCAGCAAGTCCAACAGATTGCGGACGGTCTTATGCCATTGCTTGAGACTGACCCACAATCAACAGGTATCAACTTTTTACAGTTGACAACCAGGACTTGGGCAGAGTTCGCGTCTATTGCATACGAGTACAAAGAAGAAACTGAATCAGCTAACCCAAACGATGACTTACCAGTATGGTTGGTCGAGCGTGAGGAAAAGATGTTCGGTCTCGGTCGCAAGGCTCGTATGTTATCAGCTGTTGTTGGTCTTATCGGTGAATCATTCGGATTGCACGATTTGTCATTAAAAGATGTTCGTGTCAGAAATGAGATTGAGAGACGTCAACAGCGATTAGCTGAGTGGAACTTCAAACAGCATGCAGATTCATCTGTCAAAGTTGCAACTGAGCTAAACCAGGCTACCAAGCAACATACTACAAATATGTTTGCTTCAGCCTAAACTAACGGGGACTTCGGTCCCCTTTTTTATTTCAAGGAGGTAATTATGGGATTAGATGCTTATGCAGGCTTTCAGGAGCCACAACCTGAGAATGTAGAGCCAATCAATGATGATGCGCTTTACGATACGTTACAAGCTGGTGATGAATTCTACTGGCGTAAACATGCCAGGCTACAAGAATACATGCAAAAGCTATGGCGTGTTAGAAAGTTTGGCGAAGAAGCCAAATTCTGGGGTGGACTAAGAATGGATGGTCAGCATGACCTTGCTGAAGTTATATTCTTAGAAAAAGAGGACATTCTTGACTTACAAAAAGCAGTTGAGAATGACAATCTGCCTTTCTGCCCAGACGGATTCTTTTGGGGACAACAGTTCCAAGAAGAATCAATGAAAGAGTATAAAGAACTCGACCTTAAGTTCTGTAAACAAGCACTCAAGTGGCTTGATGAAGGCAAAAAGGTTTGGTACGACTGTTCGTGGTAATTTTAGGAGGTAAACATGCACACAATTAATCCAGTAAAACTTAAACAAGAATTGACTGACTGCATCAATGCCGGCTACCCAGCTATGATCTGGGGTGGGCCAGGCATTGGTAAATCAGAAATACCAAGACAAGTCGCGGATGAGATGGGCATCCCGCTCATCGACTTCCGTGCTAACTTGTTCGACCCTGTCGACGTCCGTGGTATTCCGTATATCAAACAGCTCAAAGAAACCGGCAAACGGTTTACATCATGGGCTGTGCCTGATGTGTTTCCAATCGCAGAACGCGACGGTGACCGTGGCTTGCTCTTCATTGACGAGCTACCAACTGCACCGCCAGCAACGCAAAACGCATTCTTACAACTGTTACTAACAAAACAGATTGGTGAATACAGATTGCCTGCCGGTTGGCAAATCATCTGTGCCGGCAACAGACTTACCGATGCAGCAGCTGTTTATCAGATGCCATCGCCTGTACGTAACAGACTTGCACATTACGAGCTCGAGCCAACACTCGACGACTGGGTGCAATGGGCTTATCAGCACAACATCGACCCAGATGTTATCTCGTTCATACAGTACAGACCTAATCTGTTGTCACAGTTTGACGCTGACGAATATGCATTCCCAACGCCACGTGCTTGGTCAATGGTCAGCAAAAAACTATCCAGGGCAAACACAGATCCAGAACGTCTGTTCTTCGGTGTGTCATCACTAGTCGGTGATGGGCCAGCTGGTGAGTTTATTGCATTCAAAGAAATTGCAAATAAACTACCAGATATTGATCAGTTGCTCAAAGACCCATCTACGTACAAGAAAGACGACAATCCTGCGTTGTTGTACGCTCTTGCTACTGCTGTGGCTACTAGAGCACAGGATAACATGATGGAAAACATTATGAAGCTAAACAACAAGTTACCAGTTGAGTTTCAAGTTGTCTTAGTTAAAGGTTGTTTGGCCAAAGACAGACAACTCAAGTCACACAACGATGTACGTAAGTGGATCGTTGACAATGCTAATGTTGTTTTATAGGAGGTTATATGAAAACAGTTAGACTATCTATGCAATTACAAAGCGACATCAAAGATGCTGCTCGTAAAAAATTTGACAATGCTAATCCTAAAAAAGAGTACCCAGACGATGGGTACTCTGTTATGCAAAGGCTAGGCATTGTTGACAAAGTTGAACGTACTAAAAAAATGTTTAAAGACATTTGGGACAGGACTATGCCTATGCAAACTGTCGATTATGTTACGCTCAGGTCAGAAGCTATCGAAACAGACGATGACGGCGAAGGTAATTCTTATACTAATAAGCTATCTTATCAACTTCGTTGTCCACCAACAGAAGTGCCTAAGTTTTTATGTTACTACGATGAGCTAAGACTTGACGTGCCATGCGATGACCCAACTATTGTTGAATGCCTGGCTATTGAAAACTATAACAAAGACTTATCTGACAAAAGATATACTCAAATAAGACAACTCGATGATGCAATGACTAATTTTTCTACCTTAAATCAGTTACTTAAAGCTGCACCTTATGTCAAAGACTTAGTGCCACAAGAGAAACTGACAAAAATGTACGAGAAAGACGATCGTACAGGTAGGCGTCAAGAACTTGCTGAACTAGCAGACGACCAGTTACAAGGACTGCGTGAAGTTCTGTTAGAAGATGCATTACTAGGAGATGATTAATGTTTGAGCTTATTAGTATTTTATTAGCTATTACTTTTTTCTTATTAGGCATTGTATTTGCTTTTGCTTACTGGGCAACAAGCTCAACTTTTATTGGCTGTCAAAAAACTAAAGGAGATAATGATGAATCCACTGTTTCAAAAAGCTAGGTCAAGACTTATTCTTGACAACCCATTTTTCGGTACTTTGTGCCTTAGGCAGAAGCCTACCGAGTGGGACCAGCCAACTGGTGCAGTAGACGGCAAACATCTGTTCTACAACGTCAAATGGTTTGAAAAGCTTACAGAAATGGAACGTGTGGGTTTCCTGGCGCACGAAGTTATGCACCTGGTTCTCATGCATCACACGCGTAGACAAGAACGCAATCCACACAAGTGGAACATTGCAGCTGACTACGCTATCAACAATCATCTCATAGCCGAAGGTTTTATTCTGCCGAAAGGCGGTCTGGTGGATGACCAGTACGAAAACATGACTACCGAAGCTATCTACAATATGCTACCTGAACCTCCTCAGGGATGGGACGCAGTGTATGTAGATGGTGGTGGTTGCGGTGGCGTGCTGGATCATCCCGATTCCGATGGTACAAGCGGTACTGCTAGTGCTATCGAATCGGAACTGCAAGTAGCAGTTAACCAAGCAGCTGAAGCTGCCAAAGCACAAGGTAAACTCTCTGCCAACATGCAGTCGCTGGTGTCAGAGATTACAGATCCAAAAGTTGATTGGAAAGCTGTGTTGGCTCGTTTCTTACGTGCTAATAACAAATCTGATTTCACATGGGCTCGTCCTAACAGACGATTCATTGGCCAAGGTATGTATCTGCCCAGTCTCCATAATCCATGTCTCGAAGAGATTGCGATTGCGGTTGATACATCTGGTTCTATATCAGAAGACGAGTTGACACAGTTTACTACCGAAACCTCGTACATATTGCATGAGCTCAATCCTGAGCGAGTGCAGTTTATACAATGTGATGCAGAAGTAAATGAAACTACCGAGTACACTCGTGAGTCATTGCCTCTCAAAGTTACATACAAGGGTAGAGGTGGTACTAGTTTCTATCCAGTCATTGACTACGTCAACAAGCACCATCCTAATGTGGCAGCTCTTGTGTATTTGACTGACCTTGAAGCTAGTCAATCAGACTTCGGAGATAAACCAAGTTATCCAGTATTGTGGGTAACTACAGCAAGTGAGGAGGCTCCCTATGGAGAAGTTATCAAAATGTAAACAATATGCCAAAGAGTTTGGTATCTCTGTGTTGACCGGCACAGCTGTGTTGTTTTTATTATTCGGTCTTGCAACTAGCATTCAGTACTCGTTGCTTCTGCTCGGTGTCGGGGTCGGCCTCGGGTGCATTATCTATTTATTATGGAGGTTAATCTAATGACTAATGTAGTCGGTACTATTACCACAGCATTGTGGATTCTAATCGAGCTTATACAGTTTGCGTATATGGCTTTTCTTGCATGGCAAAGGAGGAATGATGTTACTAGTAGGCATACTCAGCGCGCTAGGACTGCTTTTGCTGGCGCTTAAAGCCGGTGGTCGTAAGACTATCGGTAATGATATTTTTGTCGACGTGCTTATTACAGTTACGCTGATGGTCTGTTTCTACGGTACCTTCAGCGGTATGACTGCAGCTATGGTCGGCGGTTTAACAGCGTCTCTTGTTCTGTTTGTTCTTAAAAAAACAGTGCGACACGAGAAACTAGTTGTTCAAACCAAAGAAGTAAAACTACCTATGGGTATGAAATTTAAATCGCCAAAAGTCGCATGGCAAACAGTAGAACCAGATTGGAGGAAATAATATGGCTAGTGTACAAATGTCACAAACATTACGTGACCAGATAACAGAAAATTATCAAAAACAACTATACAGTGCTTATCGTAAATCACACAATGTGCAAAGCGCAATCGATACTATTGTACGAGGAATCACGGACAACGATCCTGAGTTCGCGGCTTTATGTAAAGTGCAAGAAGATTACGCAGACACTATTGGTATGGTTAGAACTAGGTACAAAGGCCAAAGCTACTATGGCAATGACAAAGTAAATGAATATCTTGTAAAGCCTAGCACTACGTTAGGTCTTATATGTAATCCAGATAGACCACTTACTGAAAATGGTACCTATGTAACTAAATGGCATACAGAGTACAAAGATGATTATCAAGAAGATAAAATCAACGAAGCTTCTGACAACTGGGTTGAAGGCGATGTACCTGTAAAACTAACAGAGTTAGATCCGTATTATACGCCAACAAAACTCAACGTTGAATATCACAGAGGTTGGCAGCAAAAACGTTATGCTCCGCATGTAGACGGCACAGCTATTGTTATTAGTGATCCTGAGCTTTGCGCACAGTTATCACCAATAGGTGAAATAGAAGTCAAAGTTAATACAGACGTAGAAACATTTAAAGAGTATATATCTAAAATTACTACGTTAAAAAGATTTATTGACGAATGGCCTGGTGGTAAAGGTTTAGTACCTGACGAGTATATGCAACGTATGTTAGCTAAGAAAAAACCTAGTCAAGCTAATCGTATGACACCAGATCAGATTATACCTGATGAGTTGAAAGAACAGATGAATGAGGTAATATTAACTAATAAACTATTAGGAGATGACTGATGGGGGAAGCAATTGTGAAAGAAAAACCATGGGAATACAACCCAGATTACTCGTACGAAGCTAATATGAGCAGCTGGATAGATGCTGTTAACTTTGAACGTAAACAGTATAATGAAAAGATACTCACACCTGAACAAGCAGAAATGAAGTTCAATGAGTATTATCCAAGGAGCGAATATGGGCAGACTTAAATCAGCCATGATGGATGTAGGCGAAGAAGCTATGGAAATAGGTATTGAAGCTGCATCTATGAAACACCATCTAACAGAAGATGATGTAAAACTTTGCATACTACTTGCTTGTGGCTTCCAAGGTGAATGGGATCAATTCATTGCAGAAGGTTATATGCAAGGCCCAGTACTGCACTAAGTTTGACTCTCTTGACGAAAAGCCATCCAATTAGGTGAGACGCGTCACAACCAGTTTGAACATTGCCGCCTACTGGAAACGAGATGGAGATAGAGAGTCATTTAATACATGCCAAGGAGTGGCATTAGTATAGCCCAAGATTCGGTGTCCCGGCTTGGGCTATGCGTTTTTTAGGATATGTATACCCAGACTTCAATATCGCCTGTACCACCACCTGCTGGACCAACTTGTGCTTTTACATCAATTGTGTCATCAGATGAAAATACAATAGGAGCGATGTTTGCGTCAGCGTGATCAGTACCACCAGCTTGTCCGATTGTTGAACCGTCAATAATGCTATCAGTTGCACCACCATAACCAACATCAAGAACTAAAGCAGAACCTGTATCTAGGTCACCACATTTAATTTTTACGTCATGTACAGTTTCGCCTGCAAAAACATCAACCATTTCGATTACATCATTCAGAGCAATAGCAGTTGTAGCTGTAAATTTAGCATATCTAACACCAACCGCTCCACTTGGGAAAGGTTTGAATGACTGATTGCCATTTACCATATCTGATTTATAAGTTGCCATATTGCTACTCCATTTGTGTTATTACCCATTATTAGGTAATATCTATAGTCATAAAGACAGAAATGGATTTTGTCAAGTTTAATTAACGGAGTAATTAGATGCCCCCAACCCACGTTTATGTTAAACGTAACCCTATACATCCGTACACTTACAACGATCCAGCAGACTTGCCGTTTATACAATGGAAATATGTAAAGATTTCTGTTGCATATAATATGTATACCAGTAAACAAATAGGCTGGGAGCGTGCAAAGCGCAGCGAGTATGAGGACTGGTGTACGAAAATGAAAAAGTTCAAGGAGGAACTATGAGCAAAATAATAGATAAGGATGGTCAACCTATAAAATCACCACAAGAATTGGCTCACGACCAGTTGTTTGAAGATTTAGATGAAATTATATCTAAAGCAGCAAAAGATTTAGACATACCACATATTTTACACGTATGTTTAGATTACTTTGTTGGTATTACTTACAATCTTGCACCAGATGCAGAAAATGCAGAACTAATAATAGATAAAACTATAGAAAGAGCAAAAAATCAATACAGCCATGAAAGAAGAACTAAATAATATAGCAAAAATGCTAGAAAGCCTTAACGCTGACCTTAAAAAAGCATGGGAGTGGATATGCAAAAAATTTACTTAGACTTTGAGACCTATTACGACGTACAACTGTCTCTTACCAAAATGAGTACCGTACAATATGTTAACCATCCAGACTTTAAAGTATGGGGTGTTGGTATCAAAGTAGAAGACGGACCAACCGAATGGTACAACGAAGAAGAAACACCAGAAATACTCGGACAAATTGATTGGGCAGCGACTGCCGTTGTATGTCACAACACTTTGTTTGATGCTTACATACTGACCCAATACTATGGCTACAGACCTGCTTTTTATTATGATACTGCGGCCATGTCCCGTGGCCTCTATCCGAACATGTCCGCAAGCCTTGCTAATGCATGCAAACGAGAGTTTCCAAACGACGAAACAAAACGTAAAGGCGAAGAACTTGTAAATGCTAAAGGCGTACGTGATCTGGACCCAGAGCTCGATGCACAGATCGGTGGTTATTGTATCCAGGACGTCGACTTGACGTACGAACTATTTAAAAGCTACAGCGCTGGTTATCCAGACAAAGAACTTCAGATTATAGATCTGACTGTACGTATGTTTGTAGAGCCAAAGCTTATGCTGGACCGCGGATCACTAATAGCCTACAAAGATGACATAACAACACGCACAGAACAAGCGATCCAGGACTCAGGCGTTACACGAGAAGTACTGGCATCACAAGTAAAGTTCAAGGACCATTTAGAATCACTAGGTATAACTGTGCCTACAAAGAAAAGCCCAACTACTGGCAAACAAATACCTGCGTTCGGTAAAAACGACAGCGCTTACATACAAATGTGTAACATGTATCCAGAACATAAAAACATATGGGATGCTAGGGAAATGGTAAAGTCTCGTATCGAAGAAACTAGAGCACAACGTTTTATTGACTCGTGCAACCCTGACGGTACCTTCAGTATTCCGCTGCGTTATTATGCCGCACACACAGGCAGATTTGGTGGCTCAGATAAAATTAACTTACAAAACCTCCCCCGGGGTTCAAAGTTACGTACGGCACTGATGGCCCCCGAAGGACAAAAACTGTACATAGCTGATCTGTCTAACATCGAAGCACGTATGCTCGCCTGGCTAGCTAAAGAACATGACTTAGTTCAGGCTTTTGCTACAGGTCGCGATGTGTACTGTGAGTTTGCTTCACAGATATATGGGCGCACGATTACAAAAGCTGACAAGTTAGAAAGATACGTAGGTAAAACAGCTATTCTCGGTCTCGGGTACGGTATGGGAGCCGACAAGTTCCAAGCAACGCTAAAGACTGGCTCCCCATCCGTGGACGTAGGAGATGCTACAGCTCAAGCTATTGTTATGCAGTATCGTGGCATGTATCCAAACATACCAAGGCTCTGGTCAGGTATGAAAGATTCCCTCTTTCAGATGATTAATCCACGTGGTATCGGACTAAAGTACGGGCCCCTTACGATCCAACGACACGCACTCGAACTACCAAATGGCATGCGACTAAGTTATCCAAACTTACGTTACCAAGCTGGTCAATTTTTATACAACACTGAACGCGAAATGATTCGTACACACGGCCCTCGCGTAACAGAAAACGTCGTACAAGCGCTAGCTAGGTTGGTCATCACCGATCAAATGCTAGAGATACAGGCATTGCCTGAAGTAGACATTGTCTTACAGGTACATGATGAAATAATTGCTATTGGCTCAGAATACAATGCTGATGCTACAATGGATAAAATTATAGAAATCATGCGTACAGCCCCAGAGTGGTGTCAAGATTTACCACTCGACGCTGAGGGAGGCGTAAGCCAAGTATATGACAAATAAAAACTTAATACTGACTCGAAAAAAAGGTGACAAAGTTGTCGTACAACAGAATGGAAGAGTAATTTGTACTGTAACGGTAACTAATATATCACCAACCCAATGCAAACTAGGGTTCCAAGCAGACAAATCTGTACGGATAGATAGAGAGGAAGTATACTTAGATAAGGAGATTTAATTATGGAAGTTGTGTTTTTAAACGCTAAAAAACCCCTGTCCAAAGAAATATCAGAAGACGGCATCAAGCCATATCCACTAGTCAAAGACTTTAGTTCAGAACATTTTGATATATCCGTAGATAAAAAAGGACTAAACAAATTATATACATTACTAATAAAACAAGCTGACAAAGGTGCGTGTTTACACAAAGGTTCGTTAAAACGAACACTGGACAACGAACCTCGAGCCTTCATGTCCGAACGTGCAAAAACTACGCAGCTACTGGTGCTGGATGTAGACGGTTTACATACATCTAATCCAGGAGATCTTCAAGCACTGGCCGACAAAATAGTCTTACAACTTCCAGAGGTTTTTCATAATGTAAGCTATATTGCTCAGGCTAGTGCGTCTTTAGGCTTTAAGAAAGATACCGTGTCATTACATCTTTTCTTTCTATTAGATATGCCCGTTCATCCAAAAACTCTAAAAGATTTTATTCGTATGGTTAATTACAAAACAGAGTTTCTTGCAGAACAAATTAAGTTATCAGCTAACGGTCAAAGTCTTTCGTACATACTAGACCCATCTGTGGCTGACAACAGCAAGTTAATCTACATTGCGACTCCTAAGTTCAACAATGTAGAAGATCCCTACCCTAAAGGTAGGTTCATCAAGGTTGACCGTGGTTCGCCTGTTCTTGAAATCTCCTCGTCTTTAATAGGTGTCAATCCTGAAAAGGTCCACACCCTAGGTTTGCAGATTAAAGACAATTTAAGGAAGAAAAACAACCTTCCAAAAAGAGTCGGTAAAGTAACTACGGTCAATGTTGCTGGAGAAGCACACGAAGTATTGCAAAACCCAGACAAAATGACCATCCAAATCACACGCGTGTCCGAACCTTTTGTTAACTGTAATGTAAACAATGGTGACAGCGGAGGTTATTACTTTTTATTAACTAACCCACATTACATGTACAACTTTAAAGGTGAACCTGTATGGGAAATAGAAAAAGCAGACCCAGATTTCTATCGTAGTATCTTTGAGATATTTGCAGATAAGATAGATAACGAAACTAAAAAGAAACCAATTGTATTACGTGATTTTTTCACAGATACCTATTACAACGGAGTGTATGATGAAACAAAACAACAATTTGACGACGAATATCCCCTTACACCAACGGGCAAAAGCTCTATTAATGATTTCCTTAAGTCTCATGGTCGCCCTACCATGGACTTTGTTCCTGATGCTCGTGTCGTATTCGATCCTAGCAGTGACAAAGGTATTGACCTGGAGACCGTTCCATACTCAGTAAATTTATTTAGACGTACGCCATACATGCTGCGTAGCGAAGAAAACGTAAAAGAATTATCGTACGGTGAAGCCATCCAGATCCAAAAAATTGCACCTAATTTTTACAAACTTATGATGCATGCACTCGGTAATGGCAAACCTGAGTTTGAACACTTTATGAATTGGTTAGCTTACATATATCAATACAGAAAGAAAACAATGACTGCATGGATATTTACGGGCATACCGGGCACTGGTAAAGGTCTGTTTGTACACAAAATATTAAAACCACTGTTTGGTGAAATGCAAACACCAATGAGAGCTTTAGAAAATATAGAAGAACAATTTAACTTATATATGCGTACTGCATTGTTTTTAGTAGTTGATGAGTTTCGTATGGCTGACTCAGGATCTGTCGGTAAAATGGCCGACAAACTAAAACATCAAATTACAGAACCTAATCTTACAATTAGAGCAATGCGTACAAACCAGATCGAGCTGCCGTCTTTCACGAACTTTATCTTTCTTACAAACAGAGCAGACGCAGTCAAGATTGAAGACAGCGACAGAAGATATAACGTAGCACCACGACAAGAAGAAAAAATAGAACAAGCTTTTCCAGAGTTATTACAAAACTTAGATGCACTAGAACCCGAGTTATATATTCTTGCAGGCGTGTTAAATAAATTTAAAGTTGACGTACGTATGGCCCACACAGCTCTGGAGAATGACGCGAAGAAAGAAATGAAAGAAGTATCTATGTCTATTCTTGAAGAATTTGCAAATGCAATTCGTACACGCAACCTGGAGTACTTTACAGATGTGTTAGATATACCACTTACAAACACCTTTGATGCTGGTGGCGTAAGCACATCACAAAGATACGTAAAAGAATGGATAGCTAGTCTTGGTAATGAAACAATAATACCATTAGCTCATTTTAAAGTTGTGTACGATACATTAACAGACAGTCGCAACACCATGTCACAAAGAGACTTTTCTAAAGCTATGTCACGACTAAATATTAAAACAGCACGTAAACGTATTAGTAAAGATCGTACAGCTGGCATACCACGCGGGGTTGTATTGACATGGAAAATAGATAATAATGTTCGAGAACAGTTAATAAAAGAACATTTCGACGAAAGGGATTTGAATTTATTAGAAAATGGAGAATCTAACATCACCCAAACGTCCAGACCTAATTTCAACAGTTGAGGTCACGGAGGATTTAGAACTAGGTCTAGTACCAGCATGGTCGTACTCGGCCTTAAAAACCTTCGAGTCTTGCGCATATAGAACTTATATATCTAAAGTCAAACGAGTACAAGAAGACTTTGGTCCTGCAGCGGAGCGTGGGACTCGGATTCATGATCAAGCAGAACAGTTTGTACGTTCCGAGCTAGGCGAATTACCAGAAGCACTCAGAAAATTTTCTCAAAATTTTGAAGAGCTAAAACAACTTTTTGCAGATGGAAAAGTCGAAACTGAAGGAGAATGGGGGTTTACCCAAAAGTGGGAACCGACAGGTTGGATTTCTCCTGACACTTGGGCACGGATCAAACTAGATGCTTTAGTACACGAATCCGAAACATCAGCTCGTGTCATAGATTATAAGACTGGTAAACAGATGGGCAATGAAATCGCGCACAGCCAACAAGCGCTCATCTATGCTATCGGCACGTTCTTCATGTATCCTGATTTAGAAATACTTAACACAGAAATGTGGTATTTAGATCATGGTACTACGATGGAGCAAACCTACACGCGAGATGAAGCTATGGTGTTTATGCCAAAGCTACATGAGCGAGCTGTAGCTATGACTACTGCTACTAAATTTCCACCTAATCCCAGTACTTATAACTGTAGGTGGTGTTCCTTTGGCAAAGGTTCAGAACCCCATTGTGAATGGGGCATAAGTTAAGTATAATTAACATTACATAAGCGTTCACCCAAATAACACCGAACGCAATGGTGGAGTATAGATGATAAATAATAATATCCCTGCGCCTTACGCGCATCAAAAAACAACAACAGATTTTATAGTAGATACTAAGTGTTGTCTGATTACGTCAGACCCAGGCACTGGTAAAACACGTGCAGTGTTAGACGCCCATGCTATACTTGGAGGCAGGACATTAGTCTTGGCGCCACTTTCAATATTGGAAGCAGCGTGGGGGGAGGACATAAGTAAGTTCCAACCTCAAATAAAATATGGAGTAGCTTATGCAAAAAATCGTGCAAAAATATTTGAAGATGATACAAACGAAATGGTCATCACTAATTTTGAAGCTGTCAATTTCTTACAAAAAAATCCACAATATTGTAAGCAGTTCGATACAATCGTTATTGACGAGTTTACCGCTTTTAAAAATAGGGAAGCCAAACGCAGTAAAAATCTCAACAAAATTATCTCATATTTTACTAATAGGATTGCCATGTCTGGTACTCCTAATAGTAATACTATTCTAGATATCTGGCATCCAGTCTTCCTCGTCGATGGCGGGGAACGTCTGGGCTCTAGATTCTATGCATTCAGACACCAAGCTTGTACACCAAAGTTCAATGGCTTTGCCAATGAGTGGATTGATAAGCCTGGCATAGAGGAAGCTGTAGCTAACAAGCTATCTGACATATCCATACGGTTTGCTCTGTCTGATTGCATGGATCTACCAGATAACATTGTACGTACCGTCAACACTAAGCTGACTCCTAACGTACAAAAACAATACAAAACGCTGGCAGATGAGTCTGTCTTGTACACCAAGTCAGGTACAGTCAACGCTGTGCATGCAGCAGCTCGTGTTAAGAAACTACTACAGCTTGTAACAGGTGCTGTGTATGATGAAGACGGTGTTGTTCAGTTTGTACATCAAGAAAGATACGACATAGTTATGACACTTGTCGGACAACGGGCCCACAGCCTCGTAGCATTCAACTGGAAAC